TGGAGCCCCGTACATGGTGGCCCATCAGTACGGATGCCCGAAGAGGGTCAAGGGCGAGGGCCCCAAGGCCAGCGACTACACCAACTACGGCGACGACGTCATGATCTACGGCAGTGGTGACACGTCGCCCGCCTCGGACAGCTCTTCGTCCGACTGCGAGTAGAAACGCAAAAAGGCGGGCCACCTAGGGGGTGGCCCGCTTCTTTGTTACAGCTTAGGTACCTTGAAGTACCTGTTGAGTAGGTCGGCGATTGCCGGAATCGCGCTCACGCGCGTTACGGCTGCACCGACAGTGATGACAGCTGCACCCACACCGGCAGTCGTCGAGAGGCCGAGCGCTGGTACGAGTACCGGGGCAAGTGCACCAACAGATACCAGGATCTGGATAGCGGTGCGTACAGTTTCTGCCCATTCGCTCTTCACTTCTTCCCCTTCTTCTTGGCAGCAGCCTTCTTAGCTGCTGCCTTCTTCTCTGCTGGTGTCAGCTTCTTCGGGTATGGCACTGATCGCCCCTTCCGGAAAGATCCTCTGAACTTGCTCAGCTGTCGCATCATCCAGAATGCCCGTAACAGGCAGGCCGAACAGATGCTGTAGTCCCCGGAGCCTGGATCGTGTCTCGGGATCCAGTTCCCCAGTCGGGACCATACCGAGGACGCGCTGCACATAATGCACTGCCGCTCGGTCTGCCTCGGTGGTGGCGACGTAGATCCTCCGCTCATACCAGGTACCTACCTTCATGCTCCCACCTTGATGGCGATGCGGTCTACTACGTTACGGACGCCAGTGACCTCCGCGTGCACGGCCTCGACCTCAGCTCGCTGGGTTACCAGCGACTCAAGCATCTCGACACGCTCTCGCAGTTCTGCCACTTCCTGGTTCTTCACTCCCAGGCTAGCCTCAAGCGCGTCGATGCGCGCCTGCTGTAGCTCGGACAGTGATACAGCAGCCTCGATGGATGCGTTGACACCCAGTCTCTTGCCGCTGAGCCATCCTCCGGCTACACCGGCTACGCCGGTTGCAATAGTGATGATCGCGTTGGCGTCCATCGTCTCCCCTTACGTGTTCTCTGCAACGGTGCGCATCCGCACCGTCAGGTACCCTCCCAGCGCCCCCCCGTCGGCGAATGGTGCAGTGTCCTGCTGGAACTCCCAGTCGTCGATGACCACCTGAGTGGTGAAACCCTCATCGAGTTCCTGGAACAGGATGACGTCGCCCGCTCGGGCGACGCTCTTGAACGCCTCGAAGCGCTCACGTGCATAGCCGGGGTAACCGATACGGTTACCTCCGCCGTCCTCCTCCTTGTTGAAGAGGAGAAGGGGCACGGTTACGATGCGCTGGCGGATGGAGCCAGGCAGTGCCTTGACCTGCCATCCGTTGAGTACGGCACCGAAGGCGATGTCACTCCCTCGCTCGAAGATGAACTTGAGAGCCATCCAGTTCTGCGGACCCTGTGGCTGCGAGATCGCAACGTCCTTGGTTCCCGCAGTGGATAGTGGGGAGTAGGTGATCATAGGGATCTCGCCGCCACCCTCGGAGAGGACGGCTACCGACAGGTCGCCGTTCAGTGAGGCAGGCGTGCGCACGGAGAAGAACTTGTAGAGCTTGGGCTCTTCGGTGTTGAAGCGGATGCGACCAGTATTCAGGTAGCCGAGAGGGAGTAGCTCCGTCTCCTGCTCCTTGTAGATGCCACCGAACTGCACCGAGAAGACCTTACGGTCCGATGCCCCAAGCATCGTGACCGAGTTGACGATGCCGCTGAACTCGCCCTCGCCGTAGATGTCGCGGGCGTAGGCGTACCGCACAGCCCTCGTGGTCTGCTCCTGGATCTGGTTACCCAGGTCCACCCTGTAGAGCCCTGTATCGCCGTCGTGGGCCTCCTGGGACCCCGTCCACATGAAGCGGTCGGAGCCTACGACGCCACGGCATCCGAACTCGGGCTCGAAGAGAAGCGGTCCGTAGACGATATCTCCGTTGGAGTCGATCTCTCCGACCCTGAAGCCCTTGCTGGTGGCGATACCGACGAACGTACCCACGTAGGAGTAGATCGTGCGGATGGTCTCACCGGCTGGCATCGTCGCAGTGACACCGGCCCACGCCAGTACGGGAAGTCCGGCCTGGTCGATCACCGAGAACTTGTGGATCTGGCTGGTGGTACCCGAGTCGCCTGCGATGTAGATAGCGTTCGGTCCATCGGTGATGGACCTCCATCGCCAGTTAGGATCCTGGTGCGTGTAGGTGGCTGCCGGTAGGGCAGCCGCCGCTGCGGACAGGACACCCTGATGCACGGAGTTGCTGGTCGTGATGATCAGGCGGTCCTTGACGAACGCCACCTGTGGAGCAACCATGGCTCCGGTGTAGCGCTGTGTTGGTGCAGCCGTGTCCACTCCGGACCATACGCCGTCGGCGGTACGGGCGAAGATGTACGTAGTTCCCGTGCCGGTCAGACTGGCGATGGAGGTAGCGGTCACGATGGACGTGACGCCACTGTCGGTCAGCTTGGACAGGTTGTTGCCATCGGCCACCCATGCCGAGTCGACCCCGAGAGGGTCGACGTACCCGAACACGTTGATGTTCGAGTTGGTGGAGTTGATGGACTTGACGCTGCGGCGCAGGAGCTTGACGTTGCCAGCTTCCCATGGATCGATACCCAGAGACTCGGCGAACCTGTAGTTGAACTGGTTGTCGTTGTCAGGGTCCTGATAGAGGACGCCAGCTCCACCCGTAAAGGTGGACTGGCTCCTGAGCCACCAGCCTTCGAACGACTGCTCGCCAGGCTCGGCGAAGTTGTCGAACTGCTGCTTCCTGATCTCAGCCATGCGCTCCTGGTACGGCCGATCGTTATCGGCCGCGCTCAGGAACGGGATACCACCCAGCGCGTAGCTGTACGAGAAGTCCGACTTGGTGTACATGGGGAGGTCGGTGCTACCCATGTCTCCAATCGGAGACGGGATCGGACTGACTAGCGCTGGCATGGCGCCTCCTTACGATACGTAGGTGGCCGTGAAGTTGATGTTGTTGCCGGTCGAGATCGTCGCGGCACTGTTCCACGACCTCAGCGTCACGGTTCCGGTATTGACCGCCAGGTTGGCACCACCTGAACCGATGCTGTTCTGCGCGAAGATCGCGAAGTCCGCTGCGGTGAAGCCAGCATTCGGTCGCCAGTTGGCGTTGATGGTTCCGAGCAGGGAGTCGGTGATGTCTCCACCAGCACCGGCCACGATGTTGGCGCCTGACCTCTGGACCGTCACGTTGATCGTGTTCACTCCGGCGGTCTGGTACACGATGGCGCTGACGAGAGTCCAGCCCGCCGCGACAGCGAAGACGCCAGCCCCGCTGGAAGTAGCCCTGGCGAACTGAGCCTCACCGAAGCTGTTCACGGAGGCGAGCACACTTCCGAACGACCACTCCTGTAGGTTGCTCGTCTGTCCGACGTTCTTCTGAACGTCCAGCGTGGCGGTAATGTTGCTCGTGGTGCTCAGGGTGGTTCCGTCTGAGACGTTGAGGGATCCACCGATCTGAGCGTTTCCATCGAAGTCGGGACCCGAACCGGTGGTGAGGGTCCCCTCGATGTCGACGTTGCCGCTGATGTTCGAGTTGCCAGTAATCGTCTGGGTCCCCGAAGCGAGCGGCTGGTTGGTGTTGATGGTGGAGTTGGTGATCGTTCCACCGGTCACGATCGGAGCGTTGATCGCTGGAGAGGTGAGCGTCTTGCTGCTCAGCGTCTGCACATCCGTAGTGCCGACCACGTCTCCGACCACGCCATGGACTGCGGAGTCAGCCTCCTCGTGAGCCCTCGACTCCGCGAAGTCTCGGGCCGACGAGTCGTGACGAACGACGGCGCCAGCACTATGGCTGCTGGCCGAGGTGCCGTCGATCGCACGCGTGACGGTGAGGGTGGTGCCCGCTGCCGAGTTGACCTGAACCAGCTCCATCGTGATGGTGTCCGGGTCGATCACCAGCGTGTACGGCTGGAAGACAGGCAGGCCAGCCGCACTGGCGATGGTGATGGTGGTGGTGATCGCGTTGACGCCAGCCGTGAGGGTGGTAGGTGGCGCGACGTTGGAGTAGTAGCGGGTAGCCATGAGTTCCCTTAGCCGTTGAAGGTGAAGTTGCTGTCGTACAGCTCCAGCAGGCGCTCTCGCTCTTCACGAAGGCGGGTCTGGTACAGCTGCATGTAGTACGTGGACGCGTTGGACGCGTCCTTCGGTCCCACGATCTTCGATCGCTCAGTGGACTCCACTGCCGACTGCTGAAGTCGGGCAGCCTCAAGCGCGGGAAGCAGACGCCAGATCGCGGAGTACACGATCATGTCTACGTAGCGCTCCGGGAATCCGGTGACGGTCTCGAAGTCGTCGTTGTTGTTGACGAGGTCGTTAGGCTTCTTGCGGTACGTGACTCGCACGTTCCTGCCTGGCACGACGAAGTCGTAGATCTGGATGCTCCGGCCCGTTGGGGCCGGAGTCGGTGCGACCTGAGAACCCACAGACGCAAGGGCGTTGTACCTCCACTTGGTGGCAGGGAACCAGACCCTCGAAGGGCCGATGGTGTTGATGACTACCTTGTAGACATCCTCCGCCTCAGCCGGAATAGGGTACTCGTAGCGAGCCGCCACGTAAGGGAACTCATACTCGCCGAAGACCCACAGGTCCGGGTAAACGCCTCGGATGGCATCGTTGATGGCCTCCTTGATGCGCTTGCGAGGGAACGCCGGGTCGACCTTCACGAACGTGTCGGCTGAGTGGGGGGCAGCCGTGGTATTCGCGTAGCCTCGACCGTTGAGGCCGCCCATGACCTCTACGGTTCCCGACACCTTGTCGAACTTCTTGACCCAGATCAGCTCGTCATCGATCTCGATCATCCCTCGACTCATGGCCGAGGAAGTGGTCTCGGGGTCACACACGAACATGGTGTCAGTGGCCGTCATCGAGTCCGCTAGGAAGGTGATGACTTCCTGGTCGACGGCATACCCCAGGAGCTGCTGCTTGACACGCTCCACGATGTCGTTGAACGTAACGGCCACGACACCTCCTTAGCTTGTGTACCAGCCGATGAGGCTGGCGGATCCAGTCCCTGAGATTGCGGTCGTGACAGTCACGCTGTTCTCAGGTGGCGCCTTGACCAGGATCTCCGTACTGTAGGAGTCAGCCCCGGCGCTGGCCAGTAGGCCAGTGACGCTGATGCGTGCGATGACACCAGCTGCGGGAGCTACGTTGGTACCGGCCGTGGATACTGTCACAGTGGACGTACCCGCAACGGCCGAGGAGGCGGCGACTGTGAGGTCGCCGCTGAATGTCATCCCGGCTGGGATGGTGATGAGAGTGCCGGAAGCCGTGAGGCTTCCAGCTAGGATCTGGTCGGAGCCAGGACTTCCCTGAAACACTAGATCTCTCCCCATGCTAGCGATAGGTTCCATCGAGTGTCGACATCGCCGACCTCGGTGCGTAGAACCATGGACTCACCCTCCATGAGAGTGAAGAGCCCGCCCTGAGGCGGGATCGGAACCTGGTGCACGAACGGGCTGGACGACTTCGCAGCTCCGATATACGGAGGCGAGTTGAATAGGGCGGTTCCCAGGGTGGCAGTCACGCTGCCAGTCCTGATCTGTCCCACAGGATCAGGCTGTGAGGTCTGGAACTTGCCGATGCTGGAGGCCGCCTGTAGCGTGCCTCCAGATACTGCCGACGCCCGATAGCCTCGCATCGAGGTGATCGTCGCTCCCGTATCGCCCACGATGAACGACGAGATGAAGGCTCCGGCAAGATTATCGTCTTCGCC